GAAAGAACTCGTAAAATGTTTTTTTACAACAAGGCAAAAAAGCCACTATATCCTCAACAAAAAATAAATTGTTCTTTTTTATTGCTTCCTCTGCTTGTTCGTATATCTTGTCTTTGTCGTATGCCATTATTCAAATTCTTTTGTTTCTACTCCGTTTCGTTTTATAACTAAACTTGGGTCAAGTGCTTTCATTCGCTTTACTATTACATCGCAGTATTTTGGGTCAAGTTCCATTCCGTAGCACTTTCGATTGAGTTGATGTGATGCGACCATTGTTGTTCCACTACCAAGAAATAAATCAGCAACTAAGCCATTGCTACTTCCCCATTGATTAAAAAACCATTCAGCTAATTTTATTGGTTTTTGAGTTGGATGAACTCTGTTTCTTGCATCAGAACTTCCAAATGCCCCCATCCATTTAATTCGTGCAATCAATCTTTTATGCTTTTGTTTTGACCAACATAGCTCAAATGATGAACCTACAATTTTATCGGCATCTTCGCTTCCACGTTTATCCCAAACAACCCAACTACCATCATTTTTATTAGGAATTAATTCTGCAAAATAATCAGCTCCCCAAATAAAAATATCTTTTACATCGCTAAAACAAGTAAAGATTGTATGTATCAATTCTGGGGTAAAATCGTTATGGTCGCCAATTACTTTTGAATAGTTTTTACCCCCACCACTTATTTTAGCATTTTTAGAACCCTTTATTACTGAATAGTTAGTATCAAGAAACATACCATAAGGTGGGTCAGTAAAAACCATATCCGCTTTCTCCCCATTCATCAAATTTGCAACTTGGTCACTATCTGTGCTATCCCCACAAAGTAAACGATGCTCTCCAATTTCGTAAAGGTCGCCCAATACTGTTACTGGTTCTTCTGGTGGTGTAGTGTCAAAGTCATCTTCTTCTGCCTCTAATTCTACTTGTGGGAATACTGGAACATCTAAGCCCCATTCGTCTAACTGCTCAATATCCCACTCGTTAGCTAACATATCCCAATCCCACTCGCCACCGCTTACATTATCTTTGATTATAAACTGGCGTTGTTCTTCTTCTGTTAAATCACTTGCCTTAATTACTGGCACTTCTTTTAGTCCTGCTTCCTTACAAGCCTTTAAACGCATATTTCCGCCTAAAACTATCATATCGTCATTAACTACAATAGGGCGTATCTCCAGCATCTTTGGAAACTCTTTAATGGAGTTAACTAGCTTGTGAAATTTGTCGTCTTTTATTAATCTTGGATTGTTTGGGTTTGACTTAACCTTTGTGATTTTTTCTAAATACCAATTCATTCAATGCTTTTTATTATCTCGTACGCTACCATTCTATAATCTTCTTCATCTCTATCTTGATTAGTCATAGCGCATAACTCCTCAAATGTTGTTTCGGTTAGTTTACTCGGCAAATCCCAGTCGTTTGATAAGTTCATTATTAGTATTGTTAGGTAAATTATTTCGCACTCCTCGTATCTCTCCTCTTTTTCGAGCCAATCCATAACCAACAATGCGATATAAACACCATATTCTAATATAAATTCAGCACACTCCTCAAAATCATCTAAAGTAAACATTTGCCATTCCTTAAACTTAAAAAGAGTAGGTGCAAAGTCTTACCTCAAACACCTACTCATTTAACCAAATCAAATCGGCTTAAATATAACAAATATTCGCTTCTTTATTTTTTCAAGTTATGCACATCAGTTAAAAAAGTTTCCCTCTATTAATCGGTTTACTTCATACGTCATATAGAGCATAATGATGTATAAGGCTATCAGCCATCTGTCTATCTGTTTCATATCTTTAAAATGGTAGTGTGTCCTCAACTGATGCAGTTCTTGCACTTGTCTGCTCATTAGTTCTGGCCTGTGGCTCCTTTAGGTTGCCTATGTAGGTGGCTTTCACTCCTGCTTCCCGTTCCTCTTTAGATTGACCTATTTGGATTGAAGCCGTATTCCCGTATTGGTCTGGTTCGTCATTCACCCAAACTACTATGTTGAGGTACTTCGCGTTATTCTTAAACGAATTACCTTCCTTGTCTACAGATACGATTTTTGTCTTGTCGATTTTTGAAAGGTCAATAGACCCAGTTAATAGTTTGCTCATAATTTTTTTAGTTTAAATTGTTTAATTAATTATTTCTTTTAATTTATTTTGATATGCATTGTGCGCATCTATTTCATTTTGAAAATACCCTAAATGCTCTTTTTTACCATTTACCCTTATCCTCGTATGCCATTTTCTGTTCGCTTTACTCCAAGAAACACCCACATACTTACTGCTTCCGCCAGTTTTATCTTTAGATGAATTGTGTCTATTTGTGGTTAATTGTAGGTTTTCTAATTTGTTATTTAACTTGTCGTTGTCTACGTGGTCAACTACAACTTTGTAGCCGTTTGGAACGTGGTCAAGAAATGCCATTGCTATTAACTGATGAACTGACATTTTCTTTCTTTTGGTTTCTTTATATATGTTTACGCAAAAATAGCCTCTGGTGTCTATAATTTGTTTAATAATTCTGTCTTTGGTTAGCATCATTCCACCGTTTGGCGAGTTCCTTATCCATCTGGACAAACTTTTAATCCTACCTAAATTACTTGCTTGATAAAGCCCCTCATAACCCTTAATGTCTTTCCAAATTTCTTCCATAACTGAATTTTTTGTGCTGAATTGAAAAAAGAATCGTAGCAGGTAATTCAGCTAACCTTTTGCAGATGTTAATTAGACATCGCTACGACTTGTCAAAGATAACACTTTTTATTTAAAAATGCAATATTCTTTGTTATAAATTCCTAAAAGCAAGTTTACCTCGTTTCGCAGTCGTATTCTACTCGCAGAATCTTGTATTTGCCCCTTTGTTTGCGTTTTAAGCCACTTTTTCACTTCGATAAGCTTATTGTTCAACTCAAGGTAGAAAGTCTTTGTACGCTTAATTGTGGGCGTTTGAGTTAATGAATCCATAAACTCCAAGTAATCTAATCCGTAAACTCGCTTAATTCCCTCACGATACCTTAAAACATCTCCAGCTAAAGCACTATTCGAGTGAAAAGACTGAATGTGGATGTTATGTAGGTTAAATCTAATTTGCGGGTTGCCTCCAGCGTGATAGTAGTGTCCCGCATTTTGTTTGCCAAACGTACCCGAAGCAATACAAGGCTGACTGTTGTCAATTATTCGCACTAACTCGTTAACTTTTGGTTGGATGTACTTGGACTGAATACCTCTTATGCTTTCAAGGTCAATCAATCGCTGTTTTTTCTCTTTCTGCCATTTAGACTTCTCCTTTTTCTTTGCATAGTTTATAGCGCAAATAGGACTGCAAACATATTGTAATGGTTGCTTCTTTTCAAACACCTTTTTGCACTCTTTACATTTTCGTTTGTTGTACATAATTTTAGACATCACTTTTTAATTTAATTTAGGTATCTGTTCTTTTAAGTATTTATAAATCTTCCAAGTCTGAATTTTTGGTGTGCTTATGTAAGGGTATAAATTTTTCCAATCAGTATTTTTCATCAATTCCATAACTTGCTCTTTATATTTATAATTATTTACTTTTATATAATTTTCTTGTGCAAATTGCCCCACATACTCAACTTGTTTGCCAACATTCCCCCAAGCACACATTCCAAAGTCGTAATCAATAGGTTTAGGGTATGTTCCGTTCCTTCGGTATTCCATCACTGTTACATCCGTAAGTTTATAATCAACGGGTTTTGTGTTAAGACCATTTAATGGTCTTTTGTAGATGTTAAACACACATTGCAATTTTACACCACAGTACTCAACAATAGGCAAAAGTTCACTATAAACCATATCAAACTCATACATTTGTTGGTTATTGTTGTACTGGCTTGCGGGTAGTATAAAAGCAATGTAATCACCATATTTTAAACTGTTCTTATAAAACTTAACGCTCAAAGTGTTGCGTGTTCCAAATGGTGGGTTTCCAATTACGCATCTGCCTTTAAGGTACGTTAAGTCTAATTCAAGGTAGTTCTTTTTCTCAATGTTTTCTGCTTCGGGTTCAATATCAAAAGCAAGGTAGTTATTATCCAAGTAAGGTAAAAATACTCCTGCTCCTGCACTTGGTTCAAGCCATTCAGTTATATTCTCAACTCCAATTATCTTTTTTGTTTTATTTACACAATATTCTGCTAAATCGGCAGGTGTGTAGTATTTATCCAAGTTTATTTTTGCCATTGGTAACACAATATATTTGTACTATTAATCCTCAAAAAATTGTTTTACATCCTCATAAATATCGGTGTAATTCTTATCAAGCTTGTAGTACTTTTCGTGATAGCTAATCGGACTGCTTAAACTTGTCCTTGCTAAATCAAACTCATCTACAATATCTTGATGGCTAAAACCCTCCGAAAGCAAGTAGTTAATAACTGCGTTTCTAATATTGCGCTTTTTTTTGCTTTGATTCTTTTCTTTTAGTTGACCTTCGGTAACCGAGTATACACCTCTGCAAAAATCGTAGAATAAAGTTAGTCGTGCATACTTGCTCTTGTATTTTTGAAAATCGTCTTCTAGTAGTACATCCTCAAGGCTCTGCTTTCTCTGTTCAAGTTCCTTTCTGCACTCCTTGATTAAAGTGCTTAACTCGTTGTCTGTTAGTTTTTTTATGTCCATTTCTTTGTTTTTAAAAATATCTGTACACCTCCGACTCCCAGTCTAAATAAATATCGTCATTAGTATCGTATGCGTTTTCCACCCTGCGGAGTCCGTGAATAACAGTAGAATGGTCTTTTCCCCAAATAGAGCCAATTTGTTTAAGGCTTAAAGTTGTTCTCGCTCGTGCTATTTTCATTATAGCTTGTCTTATGCATACCACATCTGCGTTTCTGCTATTTGCGTATTCTTCCAGCTGATAGTCTGCAATTATTCTATTGTATAATTTACGGAAATCTTCGGGAGTTAATTGCTTTCTTTTCATTCCCTCGTGGTAGTTGCTAATTAAAGCGTGATTTATTTGTTTCATTGTTAAAGTAGTTTTTTAAATTGTATAGAATCTGCCAATACTTCGTGTAATACATTTATTGTGTTTGTTTCGTCATTAGGGTCTACTTGTTTTTCTTCCCATAAATAACAAATTGCTTCATCACCAAAATCAAATTTACCAAATACTCTATTTCCATTTGGTGTAGTTCCATAAGCGTATTCATTTTTAATACTTTCAAGTATTTCTTTTATTCTTTTCCGTTGTCTACTTCTTTCTGTTTTAAATGAATTCTTAAACATATCTACTCCATAATCTAATAAGTAATCATAGGTATATCCGAATTGTATACATATCATTATGTAGACTTGAATTGTTAATTCTGTTGGTTTCATTTTTTTCATTGTTTTTATTTTAGTATTTGATTAATTGTTTTTTCTTCATAACCCAGCCAAATCAAGATATTTACCAGTTCTTCAAAATCTTCATCCTTTAGCTTACTGATTGCTTGGCTTATGGCTTCATCATCTACTTTTTGCAGTAGCTTCTTGATTACAAATATAGCCATTTGCGCCTCAATTAGTGATATTTGTTTTATTGTTGCCATTACTTCAAATTGATTCTTCTAAATATTTCAGCGACTACTTCAGTAGTGACTGCGTTACCCATTAATTTATACCTTTGCGTTCTTGGTATTTCCTTTACTTTGCCATCGTAGATTCCATATTTTGTCCAATCGTCTGGAAAGCCTTGTAATCTTTCACATTCTATTTCAGTAAGTCTGCGAATGTGTAAACCATCATATAGCCTTAAATCATTATGATGTGGCTCTTTCAATGTTGGCGAAATATCCCTTGCTTTATGATTATATAAATCAAGTGCTTTTACTTCTCCTTGCTTTAGATTATTTTCTTTTATCGTTTTATTCAAAGCTTTGTTATTATAAACATATTGGTCAGTATTACCGCCACTACCACTACTTGAATGCAATGTATTTGCAATATTTTTTTTGTGATAATTTAAAATTTTACCTTTAGAATCTCTTGAATAACCTATTACTCCTTGATTTGCTTCTTCGTATCCTTTTCTTTCGTAATTAATTTCATCTTCTTCTCCGATAGGAAATACTCCTCGCTCACTTCTTTCTGCAAGATGTCCGATAAGGTATATTCGCTCTCTATTTTGGGGTAAAAACCAGCTTGTATTAAGCAGTTGCCACTCAAGTCTATAACCCCCAATGTTGGCAAAGGCAGAGATAATTCCCCAAAAGTCTGCGCCATTGTTGCTGCTGAATGTTCCTTTAACATTTTCCCACACAAAAATACTTGGTCGGATTTCATCAATGAGCCTAATTGCTTCCCTAATAAGACTACTTCTTTCTCCTTCCATCCCTTTTCGTTTTCCAGCCAAGCTAAAATCTTGGCAAGGTGACCCAAAGGTGATAATGTCAACTTCATTTCTTCTTCCTTGAACATCTGTAACTGTTCCATAATATTCTGCGTTTTTAAAATTGTACAAATAGTTTGCTATTGCGTGTTTATCTATTTCCGAAAAATAGTGTTTAGTAATTGTGTAACCAGCCATCTCTATTCCTTTTGAAAATCCACCAGCACCACTAAATAAATCTAATACCTTAACTTCCATTTTCATATCCTTTTACTTTCTCCTTTAAACTCAATAATGTTACACATCTCAATCAGCCTATCGTGTATCTCACTTCCGTATGTATCGCTAATTAGCTTTCCATTTTCGTAGCCGTTGACATTCCAATAGTTCGTAGTGAAATGATACAACTGACCTTTGTCGCAAAAACTCCGATACATTTGATGCACTCCAGTACTAAACGGCTGCTCTTTTGTGCCATAGTCGTTGATTATCTTGCTATCATCTTTCGTTTCTCGCATTATCTCATCGCAGAATAATGATGTTTTGCACTTCTCGTAGAATGTCTGCACATTGCCTTTGAGATTGTCCATTTCTTGAATGTCAAATTTCTTGTTAGCCAATTCAAAGTTAAAATGAACCTTGTAGTAATACAATTTTTTAAAAATCTTAAAACTTAAAGACTTTCCTAATCCCTTTCTTCCGTGAAATAGTAAACCCTTGCTTAAGTTCCATTCGCATTTTGGACTATCCGTGAAATAGTAAATCATATTGTTGTAAAGCCACTTATCAAAATCTGTCTTTATCTCAAAACTTGGCTCATACTTTTTGCCAATCGCATTAATCACATCTCCAATGTCCGAAGATATTTTTACTTGCTTCGGCTGGTACTTGCCAAAATTGTCGTTTGCTATAAAATCTATTTTCATACTTCTATTTTAGATATTGAGAAATTGTCTTTAACTTCTGTATTCTTTTGCTTAACCCAGTCAGCATTAAATCCCGCCCAAGAACGTTGTGTAGCAATCCTAATACATTCATTTGCACTTAAGCCAGACTTTTCAAATTGAGTAACCAATCCCTCAAAAGCAGTTTTACTGTTAGTTGCTTTTTTATTCTTTCTAACTTTTAACCAATCGGATGCAATGCTTTCATTAACTCCTAAAGCAATTAATTCATTTTTAAAATTAAATCGCTTACTTTTTGTTTCTTTTTCTAAAAGAATATCATTATCACTATCATTAACATTACCATTATCATTAACATTATCAGCGAGTTTTGCGTCGCTTTGTATCGCTATGCGAGATTTTGCGATATTTTGCGCTTCATCTATCGTCAAATCATCGCTAACCACTCTATCGTATAAGTCTTCGTGATACTTTTTAAGATTGCCAAGTATTCCACTCCTACTTCTTTCTTTTCGCTTACCCTCATAAGCTTTTAAGTCACGTTTTAATTGAGCCTTTATAGGTGCAAATGCTACATTAAGCAGTATATCATCGCTTTGAGGATTTTCGTCGTTAACGTATGCAAAAATATGCTTTAACAACTTACCCGCTACTTCGTCTGGAAGCTGATTAATTAAATCTTGAGTGTCGCAATAAAGAATAAATGATTTTTTATCTGTTGCCATATTGTAGTGTTTTAATATAAGGAGTGCGTATAGCAGGAAACACTACTAACCCCAACGGTGAAACCATTGTTAGCCATACGCACTTAATAAATTGTTTAAACATAACGTAGTGTTTTAATGTTTGTCTAAGATAAAGCGATATAATTACAAAATTTGTAATTAATCACCCATCAAGTGTTCCTCAATGCTTTTAACCAGTTCTTTATTTTCTGTGATTCCGAAGATAACATCTAAAATGTAATCTACTTGGAGGGTTAACTGATTTTGAGCAGCTAAACCATCATCAGCTACTTGCTTTCCGCATTCGATTTCAACGGCTAATTGTTGGCGTTTAAGTTCACGTTCTAAAACTCCTTTATAAAGCTTTGTTCTGCGCTTAAATTCTTTGCTCATCGCCAGTTCTTCCATCGCCAAATCTAATAGTGAGCATAGCACTATTGTTTTACTAAATTGTCTTTCGTTACTCATATCTCTTAAAATAGTGTTTGTTGTTCGTACTTGAAACATTCTTTTTTCATCTTGTAATAGTTGAATGTTCCAGTATTCAAATATACCCTTTTTCCGTTGTTATAGGTCTTAATTTCCTTTGCAAATTTGATGTCAAACGACACCTCGTTAGCATCTCGAAAATAGTCAGCATCCCAAGTGTCAAACGGATTACATTCTTGCAATTCATAAATCGTAACTCCGTTCATTTTCTTTGCTTTGCCAGTAGTTATGCCATAACAACACGCCACATTGCCAAGATATACTTTTACTTTACTTCCTGCTTCCATCTCAAAACATTTTTAATTGACTTCTATGTGTTTCTAAACGCTTTACCGCGTTATCGTAATATTCTTTATCTAACTCGCAACCGACTAAATCAAATCCTAAATCATCACAAGCTATTGCAATGCTTCCACTTCCTAAATGAGTGTCAAGTATTTTATCACCTTTATTAGCGTAGTTTTCTAACAACCATTTGTATAAGGAAACTGGTTTTTGTGTAGGGTGTACTTTTTCGCTTGCACTACTTTTCCCTTCTAAATTTCCGTAATACCTATAATCTAATTGTTTAGCTACTTTGTTAAAACTTGTCCAAGCAAGCTCGCCATCGCTAAAATTAGGCACGGGGTTTCCTTTATACCAAAACACAAAACCCTTACATCCGTTCTTCCAAAGAAAAGGAAAATAATTGCCACCCCAAACAATTTGGTTTTTACTTATACGCATCAACTCAATAAAGTATTCATCCGTGGGTATTGCATCATCCCAATCGCTGTTTTTATACTTGTTAGCTTTATATCTTTCACCGTTGCTTGCTTTGTTCGTTCTATTAAATTCGCCAAAGTTTATTCCATAAGGAGGGTCAACTATTGCAAGGTCAAACTGTTTATCCTTGCAATTTTTCATATATTCCATACAGTCAATATTGTATAGTTTTATGTTACTCCTATTTTTTATTTCAGCTTCCATCTTACCACATTTTTTTGACTAAAAAATAACCTAACTCATCCGCTTTCTTGCGTAGCTTTTCAATCTTTTCATCGTGTCGCATCTTGGCGCATTCATAGCGTTCTTGGTCACTTTGTGTTATTCGAAATAGACTATACTTTTCGCCTTTCATTTCTTTGATTAAACCAGCGTCAAGCAACTCGGAAATTCGACCGCTGAACTGGTTTAAAGATTTGTCCAAAATTACTGATATTTCGGGTAAAGTCATTACGTGCTTATCTTTGATAAGGTTATAAATCGTGGCTGCATCTCCTTGAAATGTGCCATCTGTGATGCCTTGAATAAAGGCTTCGGTTTTTGCTCTTGTCATTGTTTTTGTTTTTTAAAGTTTAATAATATTATTTATTGGTTTTACTGTGTTCATATACTCACGAGCCAATGTGATGCACTCGTTTCTTTGCTGGATGCGTAGCTTATCAAATGAATGAGGTATCATATGCAGCCTCTCGGCAACTAATATCTCGTTAAAGTCTGCAAACCACTCTAAATGTACGTTGCTTGACTGTAAACAATAGTCCTCAAGTCCTTTGCGAGTAAAGATGTGATTCTGCACCAATTCCACGACATCAGCTACAAACTCATCTCTAACATCTCCGTTCATATCTGTTATATTATACTTCCAATCAAGTCTGCGTATCTCGTCATCTATTAGCTTTGCAGGTGTATCGACTAAAACGTGGCAAAGTAAACTATCGTTAATGTTCCATAAGTCCATATAACTATCTAACTGGCGTAAATAAACCTCGTTAGGATTGTCAAGTAAGTGCTTGTTGAACGATTCAAACGACCACGATGTCTTAATGTCTATTATCAAGTTATCGTCTTGGATGTCACGCTTACCAGTTACCCAACTATTGGCTCTGCGCTCATCGTCTTTAGTGAATGGTCTACCTAAAACCTCGCTTACTAAATCTCGAGCATCTTTTTCCTTTTCGATGCCCTTGTCAAAGTACTTGGTTTCAAGTTTTGATTTGCGCCCAGTACGAGCTTCAAAGACTAAATCGGTGCAGATGCGTTTAGCGGTGTCGGTTAGCTTATACGTTTGGCTTTCGTTGTGCTTATGCTCTAATGAGTGCCAAGTTTTAAGTTGATTGTCGGTTAATGGTCTGCCTTCTCCAGCTTGACGTTTGCGGTAGTCTGCTAATGTTTCAAACTGGTTAGGTGTTAATGGCTTCGGAACAGATATAATGTTACCTACCATATGACTGCGAAAAATGTAGTTATCGAAATTCATTGTTTTTTGTTTTAAGCGTTAGCAATTATTGAGCAGTCTTGAAATTTTCTTGGGTCGTTCTTGATAAGCATCTCAAGATACTGCTTTGAATCTTTGGTGCATTCCCAGCTATACTCATAAAACCTTTGGTCGTTGGTGTCGTAGTGTTGACCTTTTCTTACGATTGTGTAAATTTCTGCTTTTTTCATTGTGTTTGTTTTTGTTTACGCTAAGTTAATAATATTTTTTAAATTTAAGACAATCCGCACTCATTTAATTTTTCAGTATACAATAGCTTATACCTTACCTGCTCATTCTCGGACATTTGACGCCATATTTCGTTAAGTCCAGTAATTGAGTTCTCCGCTTCTAATTCTGCTTTCCAATCTCTTGATTGCGGAACGTGAACATTAACCTCGTTGAAATCCATCTTATTATAAATGTCAGCAGCGATACCAATTTCAGCAGCGCACTTCTTAAGTGCATCAGTAGCGGCAGCCTTTAAGTCGTTACCTATGCTCAATGGCTCATTGCTTCCTCGTTTAGTCATTATGTCTTTATTCCCATATTGCATCTTTACAATGGTGCGCCCATTTGTACGGCAAGTTAATTTACCTTTAACTACTGCTTCTCCGTGAATGATTTTTTCATCCATTATTTCAAAATCCCAATCCCATCCGAACATCAAGTTTAAGACCTTTTTAACATATCCGCCAGTAACATAGTCCCAACTTCCACCACCTTTAGCTGGTCGCTTGTGAACGTATCTATCGGGAGTCTTTTTAAGTAGTTGTTTAAGTTGTTGTGCGTTCAGCGAGTTTTCCTCTACCAAACTCAAATCTTTTTCTGTTATTAGTGCTAAATTTTCCATTGCTTTATTTTTTAGTTTTGTTTACTTGTTCTTTAATGTATTTTATCCAGTCGTTAAAGCTTAACTGAATATCGGGTTTTACTGTGCTTCTTATTCTCATTCCTCTAATTGATATTGTAAGTAATTGGCAATCTCGCCAGTCCGTACTAAATAATCGAATATTTGCTCGTAATCCAACTCAATCTCTTCGTAGCTTACCCACGCTTGTTTCTCTGCTAAATAGTCCATATCAACTAACGCCTCATATTGACTGTTAGTGGTGTAAAAATGTTCAATAACTGCATCACGTTCAATAACGTAATCAAACCAAACATCTAAATCATTAAAGCATAATGAAATCTCTATCTCCTCATCCGTTAAACTTTCGCACTCGAAATAAGTATTAGTGTAGATGCCATCTAACTCGTTTCTGTCGTTAAGGCTTTTAGGTAGCTTTAACTCGGTTAGTCGCTCTACTATTTCTAACGATTGGTTAACTTTGTTATTTTGCTTGTTTTCAAACTCGATGCTTACTTCTATTCCAAGTAGCTTGGCGTAATCTAAAAACTTGTTAAATGTAATGTCGTTCTTGCCACTTTCCCAGTTGAATAATGTAGCCTCAGTAACACCGAGTTTTGGTGCTATTGTGGCTCTGCTAATCTTTTGTCTTTTGCGTTCTGCTTTTAATTGTTCTATCATTGTATTTTCTTTTGGTGTGAAAAAATTGTTTTCAAAATGCTCGTTGATTGCATTTAGTTGATTAAAAAAATTGTTTAGTGATTCCATTGTATTTTGTTTTAAAATTAGCCTACTCTGTTTCGGATTTTCGGCATCCTCCGTTTTGCCCAATTAGTAAGAACCATTCCCGTTGAACTCCCCTTTTGGTATTTCCACGTTTGCAACAAAAGATTTATCAAGCTTTTCTGCAAGTGTTTTAGGCACTTTAATCCCTCTTCTATCTAATTCGGTTGCATACTCTTCTCTAAGTATTTCGTTTTGGCTACCTTTCCAATGTCCAATACACCCACAAGTAACGTCGGCGTTTGCATACATTTGAAGAAGTTCATTTGTTTGAATCTTTTGTAATCTGTTTTGATTTTTCATTGTGTTTTGTTTATGTTTTGTCATATTGACAACACAAATATACAAACATTTTTTAAAAACAAAAACTTTTTAAGAAAAAAAATAAAAATAATTAAAAAAAAAGTGCGCACCAGTTACGATGCGCACCAAAACAAAAACAATGAAACTACCCAGATTAGGGCGTCATAGAGTCGTAAAGATAAGTCGTTTATACTTTTGTTTTTTATTTTTTTATGCACATTAAATAGGCAGCCAATTCAGCCAACTTATTTTAGATTTTGCTGCTTGTAATAACTTTGTAATCACTACGCCACCGCCCACACAACCTCCAGCAGTTAGTATAGCAGTCATTCGTGTCATTCCTTGCATCAAGTTTAAAAACCAATCGGTTTTCACATCGGTTTTGTTGTTGCTCTTATTCTGCTTTGTTTCTTGCACCTTTACTTTACGCTTCGTCTTTTCGACTTGTTTTGCGACTTTTACGGCTTCTTTTGAACTATAGATATAGATAGTATCACTTATTGTATCTTTTGCGCTTAAACAAGCAGATAATGCGCTCTCGCAGTCTTTTATATTGCTTCGCAGTTTCTTCTTGTTGACCTGCGCTTGGCTCACGCTAAATAAAAGGATGATTAATATTGCTTTTTTCATAATTAGAATAGTTTATTTATGGGTAAAAGTATTCCTTTGCTTGTGTTCATATCTCCCCCTTTTTTATCTCTATTGGTATTTAGATATTCTCTGCATCTTTCTTTTAGCAAAGTTGTTTTTATTAAATGCCAAGTATCTCCAAAAACAAAGCAATAATAATCTGCTTGAGTTGTGCTTATTCCACTTGGTTTATTTCTGCTTTCATATTCAACAAATACATTGCCAGTAGTAAGTGCTTGTAAATCATATTTTACCTCAATTTTAGCGTCTTGAAAAATAGCACCCAATTCTTTTTCTTTTACTTGCCCTACTTGTAAATCATATTTAAAGTCATTGTTATAATTCATAACTGAATACTTGTAAATGTCTTAAAATTTTCGGCTATCTGCTCAATGCAGAAACCTCTGCGCCCATCTGCAAAGTTCGTCTGCACCCAGTCACTTGCTGGACTTAACGCCCAATACACATTGTATTCGAATTTAGCGTGACTGGTATCACGAATTAACTGGTGTTTATCGCCAAATTCACACACTATACTATACTTATGTAAATTGTGCTTGTCAATATACCGATTTATGTGCGTTTTCGCCTTATCATCTGGCTTGGTGTTAAATCCATACTTCAAATGCTTCTCATCCTTTCCGTGACTGCAAATAAAACACCAATTTCCGACAAAATAATGACTAATAAAGTCGTTAAATATCTCGTACTTTACGTTAGGTAGTAAGTAAGATAAAACCTCTTTAACGTGTATATTAACTATCTTACTAAAACTGCCCGAATGATTGTCGTTTGTAACATTATAGAACTCCAAAGGCACTCCAAACTTCGCTAATCGCTTGGCTAACTCTATCTTAAACTGTGCGCCTACCTTAAACGCTTCCTCGTTACTCATATTTTGGTCAAGTATATGACCGCCTCTTGTGGTCTTTGCATCCCACCCATCCATAAAATCGCCATAGTCAGCCACAACTATTTTAGATTGTCCGTTAAACTGTTCGCCTACATAGTAAACTATTTTTTGGAGTGCATCCATTAACTCAAACTCGTTCCATTGGCGTAGTCCGTATAAGTTTTCGGTGATATTTAAACCGATATGTGCATCTGTGTAGGTTACCTTTAACACCTTGTTGCTCGTAGGAGTGATTTTAGGCGCGTTTAAGGGCTTTAAATTACATTCCTTTAGTGTTTCCTTAATTAAGTCTTTATTTAGCTTAAAAAAGGCTTTATTTTGGCTTTCTTTAGTGTAGATTTGCCATTGTTGACCAGTAGTGACATTCGTGCTTAATCTGGATAACTCCAAGCCATCTGGAACATCTAATAAATTTTCTTGTTGCAACTTTTCAACTCTGCTTATGACATTGCCTTGCTTGTCATATTTGCGCTGCGTTTCTACAAAATCCCTATGCGTGTAGTAATACTTATTAAGGCTTTTGTGATGCAGTCCCGTAAGTTCAGCAACTCTTTTAAACCATTTATTGTTACTTTCGTTCTTCTGTCTTGGGTAACTATTTAAGGCTTGTTTACAATTCATTGTTTTGTGTTTTTGTAGAATTCTAACAACCTATTGTAATAAAGTAGAAAGGTGCTATTGTTAGAATTAGATTCTAAAAAAGATATGTGATTCTGCACAAACTTTTCAGCATCCAAGATAGTGCCACCACGCAAGTGCATACCATCGTAGTCTTTTAGTTCTAAATCGTTTAGCTTTTCTTTTAACTCGTGTAGTTTCACGCTTTAAATATAAGGTATTATTTGTATTTTTCTATTAGGTGTTTATATTCTGGTATTGCGTCAAAGCTTGGACACTCTTTTATTCTTTCCCACGCATCAATTTTGCCGTTTAAGTTTTTATCTTCGCTGATGTCACGATGTCCTAATATTTGCACATCACTTGTGCTTTGGAATTGTTTAAGGTATAGTAAGGCATTCTCTATTTCGCATATTAAGGCTTCTTTTTGTGCTTCTGTGCGACTATCTTTTGCCTTGTGTACGTTTGCCTTATCCACCCCACCAATGTAACAAATGTGAATGCTTGTGCTATTGTAATACTTAACTCCGTTAGTCACTTGTTCGTATGGTGCTAATTGGAATACTTCGCCATCTTCAGCTATTATACGATGATAGCCTACGGACTTCCAGCCTATGGACTTCCAATGTCGTTTGATGCTTTCAACATCTCCAAACCCAGCAGAACAATGAATAAAGATGCGCTTTATTAATCTCATTTAAATCGTTTACTCCACCATCTTCTTACAAAAAGTGAAATGATTAAAATCGCAATGGCGGTAAATATGCTCGTAATGCTGCGGAATATTTCTTGAGCATAAAAGTTAGTAGAAATTTGAAAAGGTAAAGTAAAATAAACGCCCATTCCAGTTGAAATGGTTAGGCATACATCTATTAATTTGTTTTTAAAACTTTCCGTTTGTAGTGAGTTAATCAACAAAATTGCACCTATTATTACTTTATCCATACCGCCTATTTTTGTGCGTTTCTAATTAACTTCGCTTTCTTTAAAATCACTTCCAGCACCCATCCAAAAGACAAACCGAAAATGTAATAGATGTACATCGGATTTTCAGTTTTCATCGAATCTGGTAAAAAGTTTAACCCAAGCCAATGCACCAAATCTTCTGTGAAAACTATAATAGGAAAACACATTAAGAAAAACGATACAACACTATTGTAATTATCCAGCCACCAAAACTGCCAAGACACCTCTAAAGGTGTTCTATCCGAATATCTATCTCGAATGGTAAATTGAAACCATTTACTGGTCACAAACGCCAAGAAAAGAAAAAAGAAAGCAGCCAAAATAAAGCTACTTTCTATTCCATTAGTAAAATAATTTGTAACGTAGGTGCTATCCATTACATTATAATTATCTTGTTTATTATTTGGTCATCCTTTGGCTCACCTTTCCATAAAGTCGGTTTGGTGTTATCAAGGTAAGTAATCATTTGACGCTTGTACTTGGTAGCCATATTCATCGCCTCACGCTTGGCAAACTCCACGTTAGCTATTTGCTCGTTACTACCTTGTGCAGTTTGTGCGCCTTTATTGCCAGTCTTAATATGATTAGCTTTGCTTAAATAAGCTTTTACATTATAAGCGATGTAAGGCTTTAAGTAGGTGTCTATAAGCGTAGTATAACTCGCTGGATTAGCTACTACATCGTCGTAAAAATCAGCACCAAATAAAGATAATACTTGTTCCCATTCCACTAACTGAATTAAGTTATCCTTTACGGCATTCATATCAAACGTATTACTAAATGCTAACGCTTTTATCTCTGCTTTACTTGCTATCATTGCCTACTATTGTTTTAGCTTGTTCGTCATCCATTCCCATCATCATTAGCAACTCATATACTGCCGCTTCGCCTATTATATCCTTTTTTTCTAATAGCACAGTAATAGCTGCCAAGTCGTTTACTACGTTCATAGGCGATTGATTGTTAAAACTTACTTCGCCCTCGTATGCAGTGCCTTTAAACGCTTTTTGCAAGGCTTCCATTATTATGTCTTGCTCGTTTCTAATTAACCTTTCCGCAAGTTCCCACTCGTTACGCAGTTGTTGATTGTTTCCAAGTACACCAGCACTTTCTAAACCTGCTAAACTTCTAAACCAGCTACACGCTTTTACAATGTTGTTCTCAACTAACTTCTGCAACTCAATAAAACTGCCCTCTTTTTGCATCGGGTAGGTGATGTATTCGGGTGCTTCAACATCTCCACTCTTCGGTACAATCAAACTCTTACCGCTTCTGCCTTGACTCGTTCCCTTTAGCTGACTTTCTAACTTTTGTTTCTGTCTTGCTAAACCTTTCTCGGCATCGCCATTCGCATCGGTAGTATCTCCAAAGTCAAACATCAAAATGCTTGACAAAGTTACTCCATTCTCGAACTGATTAGCGTTGTATTGCCCGATAAGACTCTCAACTTGCGCATCGAAAAAAGCACCACTCCACATTGGTAAAGGGTAGTCTATCATTCCGCTCTCATATTCCATAATAGGAATAATTGCGCGACCATCTTCATCGTAGTTTGGGTATAATGTACGCTCTATTGGGCGTATTCTTGTATCGTTCCAGTCTTTGCTTATCGCTACTGCTTCGGGTTTTTCCCCGAAATACTCCATGAATCGCACTTGCGAAGCGTCTAAATGATAAACGAATACCTCGCTACCTTTACGGATTGCTTCAATAAAGCCATAGCCATACGTTCTTCTGTCTTTAGCTACTCTTTTAGCCAACTCAAACCAGTTATAGTACTTGTTTAAGTCCTTTGTCAACTTGCGCTCTAACTGCATATTTTCAGTTAGTAAAGCGCCATAGCTAACGTATTCGGAAAAAGAGTTAATAACCGCTTTCAAAGTGCTACTTTCTTTGGCAAGTTTAGATACCTTTTGAGGGAATAAGTTGTTATCAACTGTGCTAACAATTCTTAACCCTTGCTTGGTAACTATCTTCTGCTTGTCTGTGTAGTCTGGTAACTGAATGACGTTATTCGTTACTTGAAAGCTGCTTTGATGACTTTTTCTTGGATGGTTTTTTATTTTCTTCTGCACGTTCTATGAATCTAATCAGTTTGGTAAATTGTGGCAACAAGCTATACTTGTATATTAACTCCGCTGAAAGGGTGTTGGTGTCAAGGATACCAAAACCCTTGACACCAATTTTTTGCCCTTTATACTTCTTCTTAAAAACCCACATTATACAGATGTTGCTGCTACTAATTCTGCTACGATTTCCGCTGGAGTTGTAGCTGGAGATGGAGTTGCACCACTAATACCACTCAATACTCGTAAGAACTCGCCTTGCTCTGCCATCATCGTGAATGAGAATAAGTTATCGTCTGCTTTCGCTCTACCACTTGTAGACTCTGCTGACATAAACGCTGCGAATGCCTCATCTTGAAACTCCTCATCGTAACCAATGAATAACAATCTGTCACCATCGTACAAACGTGCTACCATATACTGCTCACAAGAGTCTTTAATTGCTTGTATTTCTTTACGTTGTTCTTTTGTTGGGTTAGCTACTGCAAAGTTCACTTCTACTTGGTTACTTCTTTCCATTGCTTCTGTTACTTCACATTCTCCACGTTTGAAATTGATTTTACCAAAACCAACACCAGCCGAAGCGAACACGATGTTTGTAATGTCGTGATTACTTCCTAATGTGATGCTTAAAACATCTGCAACTGGAATGGTATAGAGTTCTTTGACTCCTGCCGTTCTTGGGCAGTTTGCTCCTGCACCTGCTGCTAAACTTAAATTTGCTGCCATTTTATATTTATTTTTTTGTTGTTAAAAGGGAGTGTATTAACACCCCCTTTATAAATTTAATACTATCGGAATAAAACGATGTCCTCGCCGTTGGTGTAGTTAACATCAAAAGCATAGTCACATCTGTAACGAACTGTTCTATCTCCAGTTACTTCGTACTGAGGTAAGATAGATACGTTATTCCACTCTGCATCTAAAGCAGTTCCAAAGTGTAGGTTAGATACGTTAGCTGCTACGATTGTATTTGCAGAAACGAAAGGCAAAATAGCCAATCTGTTACCTAAGAAATCCAATTCTTTAGCACCAATGTAGTAAGACCCTGCTCCGTTAGCTGCTGCTGCTTGAGCCAAAGAGTAAGCTTTACCCAAACCTTTGTTTCCAAAGATGTAGAAATCTGGGTCATCTTCTACTGACTCGCTTAATGCGTTGTAAACGCTTGTTAATACAGATAAAGCGTTTGAAGAGTTAATGTAGTTGATGTTACCACTTGTAAAAGTACCAGCATAAGCACTTGTGTCAACTGCAATAGAGAAAGTAGTTGCGCTTAAAACAGTGATTGGTAAAGATACGCCATTTGTTCCACTCCAATCTGTCCCAGAAGAGCCTACCATAGAAGAGAAAGTAACTACGTCGCCAGTCTGCAAGTTAGCAGTTGAAGCTACTGTTAAAACTGCTGGAGATGCTTTTGTTATTGCAGTAATAGCTACTTTAGTAGAATCTAATTTGTTAACATCGCTACCAGCTTCCATCAAAGGAATAAGACCACTTACTACGTTAGAAGAAGCAGAAACTGTGATTTTAGATAACTCACCAGCAGCTACACTACCTCTCCAAATAGAAGCGTCAATGAACTTAGAACG